GCTGAAGGATGTTGTTGCTGAGGTGTTCGTTTCTGGTGGAAACCCGAAACTGCTGGTGGTTAACAGCGGACTGAAGCAGAAGGTGTCGAGCTTTGCGGGTATCGCGGCGCAGCGTTACATGGCTCCCGGTGATCAGCCGACTACCATTATTGGTGCTGCGGATGTTTACATGAGCGATTTCGGTACGCTGTCTGTGACCCCGGATCGTTTCATGCGGACTCGTGACGCTCTGCTGCTTGATCCTGAGTATGCTGCGGTTGCGTATCTGCGACCGTTTGCGACGAATGAGCTTGCTCGTACCGGCGATAGCGAGAAGACGCAGCTTATTGCTGAGTTCACGCTGGAGATGCGGAACGAGGCTGCTCACGGCATCGTGGCTGACCTGAACCCTGCGCTGTAAGTAACGAGGGAGGTGGGGAAACCTGCCTCCCTCCAATAATATGTCAGAACTATTTTCGGTCGGTGAGGGGCGCTATACCATAGCGCACAAACTAGATGATGTTGTCGTGCTTGAGACAAAGCAGGATGTAACGCACATCATTGAAGCAAACAAAATCCAAGTTGATAACGCGACCCGCAAGATCGACAACGTGATGACTCATGTTGCAAGGTTACCGTTCACGGTGATCGACGATCTGAACAAGAAGAAGATCATGCAGGGATTTGCGGTTCAGGATGAGCGAGCATTCAAGCAATGGCTGAATGACGCAGACAACAGAGTGTGGCGAACGTATCCTGGTTCTGTTTAGGGGGAGTCAATGAAGATTGCGATCTGTGTACCCTGCCGAGACACTGTGCTGGCAGGGTTTGCTTTTGATCTGGCTCGATTGTGTGCGTATGAGGCAAAGCGTGGACAGAACGAGATCCAGCTATTGCAAATGCCCGGTACGCTGATCTTTACTCAACGAGAGAAGTTAGCAGATGAAGCTCTGGAATGGGGTGCTGATGCTGTCGTCTGGATTGACAGCGATATGCGGTTTCCGGCAAATACTGTGGAAGTATTGCTTGCAAGGAGTGTCCCGCTGATCGGCGTAAATGCGACTACAAGGCGCGAACCGATTATGCCCACGGCAATGAACCTAAAGATCGACAAAAGCGATCCCAATGCTGTCAAACAGGTCTGGACGAAGATCGAAAGCAGAGGAAAGTCAGGGATTGAGCAAGTGACCGCTGTAGGGTTCGGTGTTACACTTGTGAGGACTGAGGTGTTCAAAAAGATACCGAAGCCTTGGCATGACATCATCTGGACGGATCATGGAAACGTGATTGGCGAGGATGTTACATTCTGCGTTCGGTGTCTTGAGAACGACATTCCTGTGTTTGTTGACCACGATTTGTCGATGCAAATAGGGCATATCGGGGTTAAAACCTTTGGCTGGGATGACATAAATGGCCCTAGCAACGTACAGCGATCTAAAGACAACGGTCGCAAACTATCTCGCAAGAAGCGACCTCACTAGCCAGATACCTGACTTCATCCGGCTGGCAGAGGTAAGGCTTCGTCGAAATCTGCGTATCCGGCAGATGCTTAAACTTGCGTACACTTCTGCTACGGGTGGTGATTCGACTGTTGGACTGCCGACAGACTTCCTTGAGATGCGGAACTTGTATCTCAATACGAATCCAGAACAGCCACTGAACTATCTATCTCCGTCTGTGTTCACTCGGAACGCTAGGACGCAGGAATCTGGAAGGCCAATTCAGTACACCATCCTTGCGGATGAGATACAGCTTGCGCCGACACCAGACACGAATTACACGGTTTATATGCTTTACTACGCTGCTCCAACTTTTATGAGCGACAGCGTAAGCACAAACGCATTCATGAGCGTCTGTCCAGACTTGTTGCTGTACGGGTCTTTGTCAGAGGCAGAACCGTATCTCATGAACGACAATCGGCTTGCTGTCTGGGCTGGATTGTATTCTCGTGCGCTGTCCGACCTTACAACGTCTGACGACCAGGGTGAGTACAGCGGCAATCCGATGGTAATGACTCTCGCAAAGAGGTAAGAAATGGCTATTTCTCAGGCAATGTGTACCAGTTTCAAGGTTGAGCTTCTTGGTGGCACTCACGACCTTGATACCGACACGATCAAGATTGCTTTGTTCACCTCGTCAGCTACGCTGGGAGCCTCCACAACGACCTACAGCAGCACAAATGAGGTTGCTAGTGGGTCCGGGTACACCACTGGTGGAAACACGCTCGCAGGAGCCTCTATTACCTCCAGCGGGACAACTGCGTTTGTTGACTTCACTGACACCACTTGGACGAGCGCATCATTCACTGCCAGGGGTGCGCTGATTTACAACAGCAGCAAGTCGGACAAGGCGATTGCTGTGCTGGATTTTGGATCGGACAAGACCAGCACGAACGGTGATTTCGTTGTTCAGTTCCCGACTGCGGATGCAAGTAACGCGATCATCCGAATTGCCTAAAGGTAGATCATGGCGCTCGTTCTCAAGGATCGTGTAAAGGAAACTACGACCACTACCAGCACAGGCACTTACACCCTTGCCGGTGCGGTGACGGGGTTCCAAGCGTTCTCTGTCGTGGGCGATGGAAACACGACCTATTACACGGTCACGGATGGTACGAACTGGGAAGTCGGTATCGGGACGTATACGTTGTCTGGTACGACTCTCAGTCGAGATACAATTTTAGAGTCCAGCAATTCTGGTTCTGCTGTTAACTGGGGTGCTGGCAGCAAAGATGTGTTCCTGACGTATCCGGCAGAACAAGCGGTAAACAACAATTCAACAACTACTAACGCTCTTGCTATTGGGTTAGGGAATGGGGGTGTAGCTCCTGTAGCAAATAACGACGGTTCTATTGCAATTGGATCGGCCTATTCTTCCGGTGTAGATTCTTTTGCAGCTGTAAACGGTGACGTATCAGGAGTATACGGAGCACTTGGTGATAATGCAGTAGCGATTGGAAGTTCTGCCAAAGCCAATGAGGCTTCGGTTGGAATAGGTTCTGCGGCCCAAGCCACAGGTATATCTTCACTTGCGCTGGGCTTTAATGCCAAAGCAACTGTTGACAAGTCGGTTGCTATTTTGCAATCTATATCAGAAATAGAAGGTAAGTTAACTTTTGCAGGAAACTTTTTTTCTCCGTTCTTAGGGTCTGCACAATGCGGTATCTATTTTTTCTTGCGACAGACAACTGATGCAACTCCAGCAGTACTTACTACAGACAACAGTTCTCCGTCTACTGACAATCAAATTGTACTGTCTGCTGATGGTCTTTCTTTTAGCTTTCACGGCACCATTATTGCTAGGCAACAACTTTCTGGCGGCACAAATTACGCTGCTTGGGAAATAAAAGGGTCTATATTGAGAAACACTGGCGCAGCCAGCACTACACTTGGATCGCATAACGTAAACAGACTAAGTGCTTCTGCTGGAGCGTCTGCTTGGACGGTTGTGTTGTCTGCGGACACAACAAATGCCGCTTTAAAAATTGAAGCTACAGGTGCAGCAGCAACAAATATTCGGTGGGGCGCTACCGTTACAACCTCAGAAATCTTTTACGGGTAGAACATGGGCGCAGTAAACATTGATAACACTGGAAGCGGATCGGCAGTAACACTGTCATCAAACGGGACGAGCCTGCTGTTAAACGGTTCGCCGGTCGGCGGCGGCGCATCTCCGATCACGATCAGTAACAAGACGGGTGCTTACACCGTAGTTGCTGGCGACCTCGGGACGATCATCAACTGTACGTCAGGCACGTTTACCGTAAGCCTGACAGCAGCCGCTACGCTGGGGAGCGGGTTCAACTGCTGGGTATGGAATACGTCTGCGACAATTGCAGACACGATTACCATCGACCCAAATGGCGCAGAAACTATCGATGGTCTGTCAACTTTAATTTTGAGACGCGGAGAGGGTACACAAATTGTCTGCAACGGCACAAATTGGCAGACTGGCGACAAAAAAACAATGCGTGGTTACGCAGAAAAAATGTACGCCAATGACCCGAGGGCTATTGCTACAGGAGACAGAAGTTTTGCTATAGGAACATCATCTACTGAAGCATCCGGTAGTAATTCAGTCGCTATTGGTATTGATACTCAAGCAACTGCTTTGTATTCTTTTGCGGCTGGTGGATCAAAAGCTCAGTCAAACTACTCAACATCCATAGGTCGAAATTCTGCGGCACAAAACTCAAACACTGTAACCGGCGCTGGCGCAACAGCGCTCGGTGGCTCCTACGCATCAGGCACGGATTCGTTCGCTGCTGCAATTGCAACGAACAGTTCTGTCAGAGGTGCAACAAGCTCAAGCGCAATAGCGATGGGGAATAACTCCAGAGCAACTAGCACAAACAATGTCGCTATTGGTTACTTTGCAAATGCTTCTGCTACAGAAGCGGTTGCGCTGGGATTCTCACCAACTGCAAGCGGCCAACGAAGTGTTGCATTGCAATATGGAACCGCAGCGCAGTATGCAAAATTTGCTTTTTCGGGAATAGGCTTTTCAATTCAAATGGGTATGCTGGTCATTACAGCAAACACCACAAATGCCACCCCGACAATTTTAACCTCTAATGGAAGCGCAGCAGGGTCTACAAACCAACTCATCCTGCCAAACAGTTCAGCTTACGCATTTACCGGCACGGTGGTGGCGCGTCAGCAGGCGTCTGGCGGTACGCAATCTGCGGCGTGGAAGGTGGAAGGACTGATCCGGCGCGAGGGTAGTGCTGGCACGACCACGTTGGTCGCATCGACAGTAACGGCTATCAGCAACGTACCGGGCTGGACGTTGGCCCTGTCAGCAGACACGACAAACGGTGGTCTGGCTGTAACGGCGACCGGAGCGGCGGCGACTAACATATGGTGGCTGGCAACGATCCAGACCAGCGAAGTGACATATTAAGGGCAGATCATGGCAATTCAAATCGACCTCACGCAATCCCAGTACGGCATTCCGTTTGCCGGGGCTTACTTCCGCATCGTGACTGCTTCAATCTCTCGGCAGAGAGCCGGTGGCGCGAAGTTCTCGGTGATGATCGACATCGCTGGGTACGGTACAGCAACACCCGAGGACGACACGCGGGAGGTGGACTTCCGGCGTTATCACACTCCGCTTGACGACATCGAGGCGCAGCAGGGTGCGGCATTTCTAGACAAGTGCTATGCCTGGGTGATGTCGCAGCCTGACATGGCTGGAAGCGTGGCAGTCTAATGTTCGGCATATCCGCATTCTCTGAAGCACCATTTTCTGGTCTACCAGGGACTGCTGTTCGTGTTCTTGTTACTGGTGTTACGGCTTCCGGTGAGATTGGTTTTGTAGTTGTTACGGGTGATGCAAACGCCCCTGTAACTGGAGTTTCTGCTACTGGTCAGGTTGGTTCAGTCACAGTAGTTGCGAAAGCTGTTGTAGATGCAACTGGTGTATCGGCTACAGGGTTTGTTGGGTCTGTCGTAGTTACCGCTGATGCTGTTGTAGTCACGACAGGGGTTCAAGCAACAGGCCAGATTGGTAATGCGAATGTTCTGATCGTTGTCCCTGTTACAGGTGTGCAGGGGACAACTGCGCTCGGTACTGTCACGCTGGAGTCCAACAACTATCTCGACGTTACCGGTTTCGGGATGGTTGGGTCAGTTGGTCTGGTTGATGTGATTGGGGTATGGTCGATACCAGATGAGGTTCCGAACAATTGGATTGAGGATGTGCCTGACGCGAACGTGTGGATTGATACAATCGCGCAATCGAACACTTGGACGGTGCAATGAGAATCGCATTCGGCAAATGGACACCTGACCGACCTGGGATAGCAGGAGGGCTTACAGAGGCTCTAAACTGCCTTCCTGTCGCGTCTGGCTATGGGCCGATACCGTCTAACGCAAACCTATCGTCTACAGCGTCTGAGAGCCTTTTAAGGAGTTTTATCGGTAGACAGGGAACGACAACCACCCTGTTCGCTGCTGGGCCTACAAAGCTGTTCAAGTTCGATCCTGCTGATGCGTCGATGGATGATGTCAGCAGAACCTCTCCTGCTTACTCCACCACTACCCTGTGGACGGTCACTCAGTTCGGTGCTGTTGTGCTGGCTGCGAATGGGATAGACAAGATCCAAGCCTGGGACATGGGGTCTAGCACAGAGTTTGATGATGTTGCTGCTGCTGCGCCGACTGCTCAGTTTGTGACTGTTGTCCGGGACTTTGTTGTTGCTGCCAAGACTGCTAGCGAGATTTCTACTGTTTATTGGTCGGACATCAACGATGAGACGGATTGGACACCAGGAGCAGGGAGTCAGTCAGATTCGCAGGTGATTGCTGATGGTGGCGAGATTCGTGGTCTGACTGGTGGTGAGTTTGGAATTGTGCTGCTAGAGAGGGCAATTGCTCGGATGACATATATCGGGTCTCCGCTGTTCTTCCAGTTTGACATTATTGTCAGGAATCTTGGCTGCTACGAGTCTCGATCTGTTGTTCAGTCAGGGCCATTGACGTACTTCTTGAGTGATGATGGATTCTTTGTGACCGATGGTCAGACAGTAAGGGGTATCGGGAACGAGGTTGTAGATCGGTGGTTCTTTAATAATGCTGATCCGGCACAGTTGGACGAGATGAGTGCCGCTGTTGATCCGGTGAACAAGGTTGTTGTCTGGTGTTTTCGTGACATCTTTAATGTTCAGAAACTGTTGATCTACAACTATTCGGTGGACAAATGGAGCCATGCCAATACGACCGCTGATTTCATTTCTACTCTTGCGACTGCAAGTTACACACTTGAGCAGCTTGCAAATATCTCAGCGAGTCTGGATGCTTTGCCAGAATCATTGGATTCTAGGCTCTGGGCCGGTGGCAAGTTGGTTTTAGGTGGTGTTGACGCAAGCCGTTTAGTGACGTTTGGAGGCGCTAATCAGACTGCTGTGCTCACTACAGGAGACATCGAAACGGAAGCCACAGAAACGATTCTGACGCTTGCCAGACCCATTGTGGACAATGGATCAGCTACTGTTCAGGTTGCATCGCGTTATCGTCTAGATGGCAATCTTAGCTATTCGACTGCTGTTGCTGCTGATAGCGAGAACAGGATTCCGCTGCGATCCAGAGGTAAATATCACAGGGTAAGCCTGACGCCTACGGAAAGTTGGATTACCGCGGTCGGTGTTGATGTCGAGGTCAAAGCGGTGGGTGGTCGGTAATGTTCCGCAGACTGCCTCAGCAGGGTGGTACTCCTCGGGATGTGTCCGAGATCGTCAATCGGATACTGGATGGCAAGATCAACTCTGTCGGTTTGGTCACTCTCGATACCGGTGGTGCGACCAGTACGACTTTGTTCGATGAGCGTATCAGCGATGACAGCATCATCCTGTTTGCCCCCTACTCTGCTGCTGCGTCTACTGATGGTGTTCCCTATGGAGCGTTTCAGGATTCTACCGATCAATCAGCAACGACAACGGTAGATGCGTATGCGATGTCGTTTAACACAACAGACTTTAGCAATGGTGTGTCTGTTGCGTCTGGATCTCAGATCACTGTTACAAGTTCTGGCATCTACAACCTGCAATTTTCTGCTCAGGTTACAAACAGCGACAACCAGATTCAGGATATTGACATCTGGTTTCGCAAGAACGGAACCAATATTGCAGCTAGTAATAGCAGGTTTTCTGTCAACGAACGACACGGATCCGTTGATGGTCACTTGATTGCCGCGCTGAATTTCTTTGTTGATTTAGATGCTGGTGACTACGTTCAAATCATGTGGTCAGTCACTGACACAGCCGTCAGGCTAGAGGCGACAGGCACTCAAAGTAATCCAACGAGACCGACAACTCCGTCTGTCATTGCAACAATGCAGATGGTGTCTGAATCCTCAACGTCTGATGTCTACGCATCCAGTCAGACACAGGGTCAGGCTACCGTCAATCACTTTGCCAACAGTACCGCAGACAAAACTTATCGGTATGTCATCCTCGGCTAGAGTCTTTATCGAACCCAACAACCTCCGTCAGGTTTGGGATTACGTTCGAGAGGGTCTGCTGAGGGTGAAAGAGGCGAGTTCTGAGCCTTGGATACCGGAGGACATCTATTGCGACTGTTATTCCGGACGATCAATGTTGTGGCTGATGGTCGAGAACGATCAGCCTGTTGGGTTCGGTGTGCTTCAACCGGTTGGTGATTCCCTGCACATCTGGGCAGGGTATGGCAAGTTCCTGATGGACGAAGGTTTTAATCACGCAGAAGAAATTGCTAAATCGGGTGGGGCGCGTAGAATTACGTTTGAGTCAAATCGGCCAGGATGGGCGAAGGTTGCAAGCAGATATGGATTCAAGCCAACAAAGTGGACAGCCGAAGTTCGGTACTGATGAATGGAAAGCCATTAGGGACCAAAAACTTTTTGATTGGTTTGATGGCGATGCTAGCGCTGTCGAGTTTATGGTTGCTATCAGTGAGATTGCAGAACTTTGGGATGACTTGATCGACAAGGACAAAGAGTTGACAAAAGCGGAAATTGATTCTGCAATGTTTACATCTTTGGTAACACTTCCTTGTAATCAATTCTTTAATGCCAATAAGCAATTTTTGATGCCGCTGATCTTGCAGTCTATCAATTCGTGGCAAGACTCAGTTGAATTAGAGAAGGGCGGCGAATCTGATAGGGCATATGCGCTCACTCTTAGAATGATGAGTTTGCAGTTGTGCTCAATGATTGTGATGCTTAAGAAGGGTTATCATCAGGCAAGGAATGTAAGCCTAGACATTTGGAGGTTTGCAACCGCTCACGATGATCCGATGAAGTGGATTAAGGGGTAACAAAATGCCTATGAGTGGAAATAGAGGTACTTCACAAACTGAAACTAGGGTAGACCCTCGACTTGTTCCGTTCATCGAACAGGGTCTATCAGGTGCTCAGAACCTGTTCCAAACTGGTCAACTGCAATACAAAGACCCGACCACAGGAGAAATGAGAGCCGGGTACGTACCTGAATATTTCTCTGGTCAGACGTTTGTTGGACCGTCTGATTACACCCAGCAAGCCATGCAAATGGCCGCACAGAGGGCACAAGCAGGCTCTCCGCTGGTACAGGGTGCGCAAGGTGCTGTAGGGGCTGCTACGGGCTTTCAAGCTCCTGCTGGGAGTATGTTCGGAAACATCTACGGTCAGGCTGGTAAAGGTCCGGCGGCAGGGATGTATCAAGACATCTACGGTAGGGCTGGTCAGACGCAACAGGATCAAACTGCTGGCGGTGCGTTTCTGGGTATGAATCCGTTCTTGCAAGCAACGTTTGAGGCTGCTTCTCGGCCGATTACGAGTCAGTTTCAGCAGCAGATTCAGAACATCAACTCGCAAGCATCCCGTGCTGGCCGGTTTGGATCTGCGGCACAGGGCCAGTTGCAGGCAGGTGCTGCTGAGTCATTGGCGGCGAACCTGTCTGGTCTTGGTGAGCGTCTTGGGTTTGCCGGGTATCAGCAAGAGCGTCAACTGCAAGAGGCTGCGCTCACTCGTCAGCAACAGGCACAGCAGCAAGCTCTCATCAACCAACTTGCCGCTGCGGGTGGATTGGGTCAGACGCAAGCGCAGCAGTTTTCGACTCAGTTGCAAGCGGCACAGGGTCTGACGGGTGCGGAACAGGGTGCGGCAAATGTCCGTCTGGCTGCTTCCCAGTTGGCTCCTGGCATGGCTGCTCAAGATTACGCAGACATTCAGCGTCTATTGCAGGTTGGTCAGATGGGTGAGCAATACTCTCAGCAGGAACTGCAAGATCAGTTAAATCGGTTCAACTTCCAGCAGCAAGCTCCGTTCCGGGCGCTCCAGCAATATCTGTCGTTTATCGGTGGTGTCCCTGCTGGACAGCAACAAGTTACACCTGAGTACACCAATCCTGCTGCCACAGCACTCGGTGGTGCTGCGTTGGTGAGCGCGTTCAATCAACCAAGTCAAAACCTGGGCATGACCGCACAACGAGGTAATCCATAATGGCTGATCCCGTAACCCTTGCAATGGTTGGTGCTGCCGCCGGTGCTGTGACTAACAAGAAAGATCCGCTTAAGGGCGCTCTTATGGGTGCTGCTCTAGGTGGAGGTGGTGGTATGTTGGCCGGTGGCGCTTTAGCTGGTGGAGCGGGTGCTGCTGCCGCTGCTCCCAGTACGGGTTTGTTGGCCGGAATGTCTCCAATGGGTGTTCAGGCCGCTGGTGGTCTGACTGCAAGCGCAATTCCTGCTGCTGTTCCAGGTGGTGGTGCATTGCTTGCCAGTGGAGCACAATCTGCCGCAGCACCAAGTCTGATGTCTCGACTAGCCAATCCTCAGACGCTGATGGCTGGCGCTCAACTCGCTGGGTCGATGACTCCTCAACAAACCCAGACTACTCCGGGTCGAGTGACTCCAGGTCAGCAGATCCCGATGGCATTCGAAGCTCCTCCGATGGCGATGAGCCAGATGGGGTTCCCCGGTATGTTGCGAGTGTCTGACCCGCTGGATGACGAACTTGGGATGTTTGATGTGCCGAGTTTTATCCGCAGCCAGATGCAACCGGGAGGGGACGACAGAAAACTTGGCTTCTTCCCTGCTGTAAGGAACCGACGATGAACGGAATCCTTGATCGACTTTTCCCTGCAAACCCGGTAATGGGTCTGCTAGGGGATGAAAACATGCTCAACCAAGCGAGGCAACAGGGTCTGTTGGGACTTGCTGCTGGTCTTTTGCAAGCAGGTGGTCCTAGTAGGACTCGCACGAATATCGGACAGGCTATTGGGTCTGGGTTGATGGCTGGTCAGCAGATGTATCAGCAAGCTACCAATCAGCAGATTCAGCAGGCCGGTATGGTGCAGAAGTTGCAAGAAGCGCAGAAGCAGCGTCAGCAACAAGCGGCAATTAGGCAGATTATGCCTTCGCTTGTACAGCAAGGCGCTCCGACCGTTGCCGGTATGCAGCAACTTGTTACGCGAGATGAAGAAGGCAATCTGTTGCCGGGTTATGCACAGGGTGAGTTGCAACTCAACCAAGCCGCTGCAAACCTATTGCGTGGTGCTCTGGGTGATGATCCTGACAAGTTTAAGAAGGTGATGGAAGCTGTTGAAATCCAGCTTAAATCCTCCAGACCTCCTGAACCCAAGACGCTCACTCTTGGCGAAGGTCAGGCTGCGTATGCTCTTGGTCCTGGTGGTGTTGCCACACAGATTGCTGCCGGTGCTCCGAAAGCGCGTGAATTGCCAACAGGAGTGCGTTCTGCTGCGCTTGAATTGTTTGGTACTGACCAGGGGTTAAATTCACAACAATTGACGCAGGCGTCTCAGTTGGAGCAAAAGCGATCGCTTGAACGCGCCACTGCTAATAGGCCACTGACTACAGTTGATGTCAGAACAGGCCAAACGGCTGCAAACGCGCTAATTACTTCAGCAATCCAGCGTGTTGATGCTTCACAGGCAGCGGCAGACTCTGCGTTCACCACACGACAGACAATCGCAAACATTAAGCCTTTGCTCGATCAAGGTGTGTTTTCTGGTCCTCTTAGTGGTCAAGCGACTGTTATTGCAAGGTTGGCGACGACCCTTGGGATTACTGGTCAAAACACGCAAGAACTTCTCAATCGTACCTCTTCAGCAATGCAAGGTCTTGCTGGTTTGGAGCTTGATGCTGCTCAAGCAATGAAGGGTCAGGGTGCGATTACTGAAAATGAACGCGCATTGATTGCTCGTGCTGCTGGTGGAAACTTGGCTCAGTTTACTTCTGGAGAGGTTCGAACGCTTGTTGATGCTCTTGATAAAGTTTCGACCTTTAGGGTTGCGTCTCACAAAAGGCAGGTTGATGCGCTCCGTAGGGTTCTTCCCGAAGAGTCAAAGGCGTATGTTGATGCATATCGAACTGATTACGATATGCCCAGTTTGAATATTTCTATCCCTGCTGGATTGGCTGAGGCCGCAAGGCGAGAGCGTAGCGGAGGTCGGTAATGGCAAAAGATCCTAGACTTGTTGGGTTTTCACAAGAAGATCTGAAAGCTCTTGCAGATGAGGATGTTTCAAGGCTTTCCCCGAAAGGTGTTGAACTACTTAGACAACTTCAAGAACCTAGAAGAGCTTTTCAGCCTCCGACTATTGGTGTCAATGTCCCTGAAGTAATTCGCTCTCGTGAGGCGGCAGCATCTCCTACTGCTGCTCTAAGAGCAGGTGTTCCTACTGATCCTAAAGCACAAATTGCAGAATTTGCCAAAGCACGAGGAATTCCCGAGTCCCGATATACGGTGATCGGTGGCGACATCTTCTATCTTGGAGATGATCAAAACCTGTACGCAGAGGTTCCTGGAATTAGACGAGCGCCAATGACCTCTGCTGCGTTTGCTGCTCCTGCGATTGCTGAGGCTATTCCTCCGCTTGCAACGAGCATTGCAACGTCTCCTATGCTTTTAGGTGGTCCTGGAGGTGCTGCTGCATCAATCGGATTGACTGGTGCTGCTGGCGCTGCTGGGACTGCTGCAAGGCAGGGTGTTGCATCTCTGCTTGGTGATCAGCCGATGGATACGGGTGCGGTTGTTCGTTCTGGTCTTGGAGAGGCTGCGCTTCAAGCTGTTCCTTATGGTATTGGACGGATAGCAGAACGTGCTG